ACAATCGGTCTTGAATGCAAGTGTGTAGGACGACAGTTTGAGTGTGTGCATTGTGGGACACGTGGAGATGTTCCGGGGGTCGTTCGGTATCGTGTAGGCCTCCTTCTTCTGGAAGGCACTAACACGGAACGGTTCGCTCGTGTCCAACAAGCGGGCAGCAGTCCGAAGACGCTGGAGGGGCTTGTCCTGCAAATCGCCGACCTCGCTGACGAGGAGTGGTATCCCTTGGTGTGGAACGGGTACTACACGATCGATAAATTCTCGAGCATAGTCCATAAACCGGTGGTGTATCCGGCCGTTCCGTCGTGGGCATGATTCATTTATAGATGCATGAGCCAAGCGCTGTGGTAATATGATGCGCTGTTCGATGCATGCAACCTCATTGTTTGAGTTTTCAATGGGGTAGACTGCTTCGAAAGATAGCGGTGGTGGTGCAAATCTCCGAGCGTAACGCTTCCCATCCTCGACCCGATTTGTGCCGACTATCGAATAGTGTGCAGCCATGGTTCCTGGTTGGTGCACGGTTGAAAGGTCTTTGGGCTGGCAGTTCGATGCCAGGTAGGAGTATATGATGGCTGCGCCGTGCGACGGGACCTGGTCCCCACAGTAGCGCACAACATCCGACAGGTGTTTGCCTTGTGACTCCTTGAACCTGACAGCGACACCAACAAAGGCCGCTTCCTCGATAGTGGCTGACACGGGAGTGTCATCCTGGGAGATGGTGATGAAAGATCGTGAACCTTGTAGCACTCGGAATTGGTTGAACCAAGTGTCGCCGGATCTGTGGCTGAGGCGCATTCGCTTCAGCCGTGTCTCCTCCTCATCCCAAAACATGACTGGTAGTTTCGCATAAGGCACAAGTGATATGATGCGCCTATTCGGCCCCATGCTGAAGTGGTCAATACTGAACATGACAGTGTCCAGACCAGCCCACAAGCCAAGCATAGAACCAAGCGAGTTTACCATCCTAAATAGGTAGCCATGATTGAGACGGTGTTGACACCATCGGCTATCAGCATTGTAATCCCACACCTGATGATTATATATGCCGCCGCCACTGACAATTGTCGTGATCTCGTCGTGTGATATTGAGAACACACCATCATCAACGCACCCGCCTGCACTCTCTGGCACGAATGAATACAATAACATTGGCAGTCCATGGGACAGCCAGCCTTCGATATCGCAATAGTAATCGATGTCGGTCATGATTATTATACCATCCTTGGGGATGTCGTCAACGCGGTAGTCCTGCGCGAAATCATTCAATTGGTAATAGCAGCGGTTACCTGCAAATTGGGCTTCACGCTGTGAGGGCGAAACA